TGACAACAACAAGAAAGAAAGCGGAGGAGGCAGAGATGCCAACCCTCAACATTTGGCAGAAGTTACACGCTGCCAAGCAGCAGATTGGCAAGGTGTCCAAGAATGCAACAAATCCACACTTTAAAAAGAGCTATGCTGATATCAATGCGCTGCTCGATACGGTGGAGCCAATCCTTCACGAGCATGGACTCCTATTGTTGCAGCCAGTGGTGGGGAATGATGTGGTCACTCGCATCATCGACATTGAAACAGGTGAGCACATCGAGTCATTCATGAGCTTGCCACCAATCGTGGACCCTCAGAAAGCACTGGCTGCTGTTACCTACTTCAGAAGAGGTACCATTCAATCACTCCTATCACTTCAAGCAGTGGATGATGATGGGAACTCAGCAACTCATGCAGTAACTTCAAAACCAAAGCTAAGCAAAGAACGCTTTGAAAGCGCAGTCGCATCTATTGAAGCTGGCAAGTACACAGCAGAGCAGTTGGTTGCCAACTACGCACTCACTGAAGTTCAACTCAAAGCTCTCGCACTATGAAATGGCATCCATCGCAAATCGGGAAGCTGATGACCAACGGAAGAGGGAAGTCAGAAATGGGAGAAACCGCCAAGAGCTACATCAGACAGGTGGCAAAGGAGGCATTCTACAACTACACCACCGAACTCAACAACAAGTATATCTTCAAAGGTAGGGAGCAAGAGCTTGAATCAATCTCCCTACTCAATGCAGTTCGCTTCACTGACTACCAAAAGAATGAGACAACAGTCGAGAATGACTATCTCATCGGCACTGCTGATATTGTCCTGGACAACAAAATCATCGACATCAAGACATCGTGGTCATTGGATACCTTCCCAGCTACACCTGATGAGGGATACAAGTCAGAGTATGAATGGCAGCTCAGAGCATACATGATGTTGTATGATCGTGGCATGGCTGAGTTGGTGTACTGCATGGTGACCACTTGGGATGAGTACCTGAACGAATGGGAGAACCTTCAGCTGCACCGAGTCGACCACATTGACCCGGAGAAACGAATCACTGTCCTGTGGTGGGACCGAGATGAGGATAAAGAGATTCAGATGATTGAGCGCCTGAAGCTGGCATCTGAGTACTATGATGAGTATTATAATCAATTAGTAAATAAATAACCCAAGAACAATGGAAGAATTAAAAGCAAAAGGCACAATCCACCTAATCGGTGAAGCAAGACAAGTGAGCGACAAGATGAACCTCAGAGAGTTCGTTCTATCAATCGGAGATAAGTATCCTCAGTTGGTACAGTTCCAAGCAGTCAATGAGCGAGTGAAGTTCCTTGATGGAGCCAAAGTCGGTCAGGAGTGCGAAGTTAAGTTTGACCTCAGAGGTCGTGAGTACAACGGCAAGTTTTATGTGTCATTGAACGCATGGGATATCCGCATCGCATCAACAGCACCAGCATCAAAACCTATCACTGATGAAATCGATGACGATCTACCTTTCTGATGGGGAGAACAATCGGGAGTTCATTCAACATGAGTTGGACTCCCTTCTCGTCAAGAGATACAAGATGACCCACATGGCTGAGGATATGAAAGTGAATTACTCGATGCTATACCGCTTCATGAATGGCAAGTCAGTGAGCGAGGAGTTCTATATCAAAGCATTTAAATACCTGATGCAATGAATCCAAAGTACTTCATCGCCTACATAGGCAGTAAAAATGATAACCTCGATAAGTTGGTTGCAAGGGTACACGACCTATTCAACATGATGCCAAAGGTCAACAGCTGCATCGTGATTACATTCTCTGATGAGGTGCATATCTCTGAAGTGACTGCTCAGGAATTTTATGAACAATGGACAAGTTTGAACTGATGGAAAAACAAATTCAAGACCCAATACTTCTCAGAGTGCTGGCGAAGTATTATGAGCGCAGTCAGACAGGCATCAAGAAATATGGGCGCACTTTAGATCGTGATGACCTCAGCTTTCTTGATTGGTTGACACATCTCCAGGAGGAGTTGATGGATGCCACACTTTACATTGAAAAATTAAAACAACATGAACAAACAAATCGCAATTGAACTTGATTCTAAAGTCAAAGAAATCGCTCAAAGGTATTCCAATACCAATCGAGAGATGAACCACAACAATGAGACATTTGAGGTGGATAGAGTAACTCCAACAGGTGACCAAACAGCCAGCGTGGTATTTAAAAAGACAGGAGGCAAGGTGGCAGTGGCTTTCTTTTATTACATTCCTAATGGAATGAGTAAAGGATGGAAGTACTTTTTCCCAACTGACTCACATATCACAGGAATGAGAGCCTTTGAATGGCACAAGCTGATGGTTGAAAGTGAGAATTATGAATATAATTTCAAATAAGATGAAAGTCACAATAGAGTTTGACAACGAGCAAGACGCAATTCAAGCACTCAGAGCTGGCAACTGGAGTCATGCGATGTGGCAATTAGACCAAGAACTCAGAAGCATCGTCAAGCATGGATACATTGGAAGCCGAGAGGCGCATGATTTAGAGATGGAAGCATACACCAAATGCCGAGAGATGCTGAGAGAAGTAATGAATGACAATCAACTAACCTTTGACCTATGAGCCACAACCAAAACGAGCGCAACGAATACTGCGCAGCAATCGCAACAATGATACTCGTGGCAATCGTGAGTATCGTTTTGATTATTTCAGCTATCTTTGAACTATGGAAGCACTAATCACAGGACTCGTCATCGGATGGCTCATCGCCAAGTTCGAACCTCTGCACTGGGTGATTGATTCAATCTTCATGAGATTTGAGGCAAAATTCATGCAGTACGTTCATTCATCATTCGGATGCTGGAAGTGTACCTCATTTTGGACCACTTTGATACTTACAGGCAACATAGTGTATGCCGCACTCGTCTCAATGGTGGCTTATCTGATTACTCAATGGACACAGGACTAACACAAACCGAACTCGAATACATCGCTCAAGTGATTGAGATGGATGATACGCATCGCTTCAGCAAGAAAGCACTGATTCCACTCAAGAAAATCAAGGAGCGGATGAGCGGCAAATCGGATCGTGAATGTTTCTGCTCCATGGTGAGGCGCAAAATATGGTACAAGGACTTCATCAATTGGTATGAAAGCATCTCTTGACCGATATATCACCAGGCACTATGCCGAGCTATTTCGATACGCTCGGTTTTTTTGTTCCAAGTACAATGGTAGGCTCAATCCTGATGTTGTCATCAACAACGCATACCTTCATGTGGTATCAATTCAGAACCCTGGACCTGACCCCGATGTCAAGGGACTCATGATGAACTCCATCAAGCGCCAAGTGATGTGGCAGAACCTCGACACCAATCGACAGGAGCGACTCCTATCAAGTGAAATAGCTATTCCTGATATGATGGTGGATGATACTGACCTCATCGACAAGGTAAACATCGAGAAAGAGTACCATGGATGGAAGTCATGCGTGGACATCTATCGAGATTCACTCACCGACAATGTCAAGATAACAGTTGCCAAGGCTTACTTCGATGATGGATATACAACAGCACGATCAATGGCGAAGTACTTCGATATTCCACCGACCTCAGCACACTATCTCATCGCTGAAATTAAAACAAATCTAAAAACCATACAAAATGAAAATAAAAGCAGAACACCAGGGCAAGACCATCATCAAAAGGACAACGCTCGGAAACACAACCATCATTGTTGACAACATAGATGTGACCAAGTACCGATATTATGTTAGCATAGGACTCGGGTACCTGTTCGAAAAGGAAGCAGAGACCGCAACAACACCTGAGCCGATTCAATACACAGGAGTCGAACAGGATGAGCAAGTCGAAGCTCCAGCAGTTGAACCGAAACCAAAACGAAAAAAACCTAACGCACCAAGAAATGCCACAGCCAAACGCAAACGAGCTTAAAGACGATTTTCTCTCTCGCTGCATGGGAGATGAGAAAGCACTCAATGACTTCCCTGATGAAGCTCAACGATATGCTGTGTGCAATTCAGTGTGGGAGAAGTCCAGGATGACAGCACTCACCAAGTATCGCCAAGCATTCGCTGAGGACTCATACAGCGACTATCCTGACTCAGTGCGCAACAACGCACGCAGAGGCATCGAACTCAATGAGGAGCTCGGCAACAAGTGCGCCACTCAGGTTGGCAAGGTCAGAGGACAGCAGCTCGCAAATCAGGAGCCAATCTCAATCGATACCATCAAACGGATGTACAGCTATCTCAGCAGAGCAGAGCCGAACTTCGATGATGCAGCACCTGAGGATTGTGCATACGTTAGCTTTCTTTTATGGGGTGGCAAGACAGGACTTGATTGGGCAGAGAGTAAACTTAAAGGATTAGGATTGATATGAGACCAAAACACATCGCAACACCGGATGATATGTGGCAATTGTTCCAAGAGTACCGCAAATGGTGCAAGGACAATCCACGATATTTGTATCAGCTATCCAACAAGACAGGTGAGGCTGTTCCTGTGCCGCTTGAGAGACCTCTCACTGTGGTCGGATTCAGAGCATTTGCAGCTGACAAGCATAAGAGTGTGGAGGATTATTTTGCGAATAGCGATGGGAGATATTCGGAGTACTCCACAATCTGCCGCACGATAGAGGCAAACATCAAGCAAGACCAAATTGAGGGAGGTATGGCTGGACAATACAACCCATCCATCACTCAACGTCTGAATGGACTGACTGAAAAAACTGACATCACTTCAGGAGGGCAAAGTATCTCCGAGGTGAAAGTTAACATCATTAGACCTACTGAATAGATATTATTACTATCTTAGTGGTCAAATTGTCATATAAGAGAAAACTCTTGTACGGCTTTTTTATTGCCTAAACTTTGCCTATGGCTGCAATCACGATAGACAGCACTGTCATCTTCGAAAAGAACTACACTGCATTGGCTGACCCGAGCCTCAGGTTCATCATCAATGAGGGTGGCTCACGATCAAGCAAGACATACAGCCTGTGTCAGATGATAATTGTCTATTGCATCCAACACCCCAACAAGGTGGTCAGTGTGGTCCGCAAGACCTTCCCAGCTCTCAGGGCAACGGTGATGCGTGACTTCTTTGAAATCATGAAGGCGATGGAGATTTATGAGGTGAGCAGCCACAACAAGTCAGAGCACATCTACACATTCCCCAATGGAAGCATCGTGGAGTTCTTCAGTGTGGATGACGAGCAGAAGATTCGTGGTCGCAAGCGAGACATCGGATGGTGCAATGAAGCCAATGAGCTATGGTTCGAAGACTTTCAACAGCTCAACATGAGGACCGAGTCAAAGCTCATCTTCGACTACAATCCGAGTGAGTCATCATCCTGGCTCTATGACCTACCGATGGAGGAGTCAGTCATCATCAAGTCAACGTACAAGGACAACCCATTCTTGCCTGACAGCATCAAGCGCCAAATCGAGGACCTCAAGCGCACTGATGAGGCGCTGTACCAAATCTATGCGCTCGGTGAGAAGGCAATCAGCAAGAGCAACATCTACTCAAATTGGAGCTTTGTGAAGCATCGCCCGTCCAGGTTCGTCAACTTTGTCTATGGGATTGACTTCGGGTACAATCACCCGACAGCGCTGATGAGGGTGTACTACTGCGAGAATGACATCTACATCGAGCCTGTCATCTATGAGTCGTACCTGACCACCACCAACCTCATCGCTCGAATGGATGAGATGGGCATCGAGAAGTATGTGACCATCGTGGCTGACTACGCTCGCCCTGAAATCATTGCTGAGATGAACAACGCTGGGTACGATGTGATGAACGCAAACAAGGTGGTCAAGAAAGGCATCGACAACATCAAGACATTCGGTGTGTGGTGCCAGGATGACCCGAGAGTCAAGAAAGAGTATGAAAACTACAAATGGAAGAAGGTCGGTGACCTCATCATGGATGAACCGGTCAAGCTGTACGATGATGCCATGGATGCCATCCGCTATGCGACCACACACATCCGTCAGGAGTACTACACCGATGACTCGTACTTCGCCTTTTAAACACTTCACACTTAATCTGCAACATAGGTATGGCATTTAGAACTCAGAAGATATCTCAGATGACTCCAAAGGGGAGTGACCTGGAAGCAACCGACCTCATCGAAGTATCCACCATCGAGAGTGGTTCATACGTCACACGATCTATCACAGGTCAAGAACTCATAGACGCAATACCGCTACCGCCGTCAGGCTTAACAGTCGGCACTACACCGATAGCTTCGGGTACAATAGGAAGAGTATTGTTTCAAGGTACGGGGAATGTGTTGCAGCAGAGTTCGTCTTTGTTTTGGGACTCAACGAACAACCGCTTGGGGATTGGTACGAGTACGCCTGCAAGTTCAATACACATTGCGACAAATAATGCGAGTGTTTTTACACAAGGCACATTTGGTTCTTCAAGCAGTACAGGTGTAATTTTAAGATTCCAAAATCAAGATAACACTCTACAAAGTTTTATTTTTTCGACAGGAACTTCATATACTTCAGGGACATATCAATCAGGTCAGTTGAATATGGGGTCGGGCGCAAGCGGAGGCGTGGCAATTAGAACATCAAATGCTGCCAATGCACACATAAGATTTCATTCGGGTAATGCTGACCCTGACCTTTCGCCTGAAATAGCAAGATTTGTTTCAAACACGGGAAACCTATTAATAAACACAACAACCGATGCAGGCTTCCGTTTAGACGTCAATGGTACTGCGAGGGTGCAGTCGTTATTGAGTGTGAATGGTGCTTCGGGTCTTACACTTTATGGAACGGCTAATTTAGAAATGTACACGGAATCTATTGGTGCAACTATTAGAACTTCTAATGCAAATATGAGATTTGGAACTAATAATGCTACAAGAATGATGATAGCGGGTACTAATGTTTTAATAGGCACCACCACAGACGCAGGCTATAAACTTGACGTTAACGGGACTGCGAGGGTGAGTAACACATTTACAGTAGTTGGTACTGACACAAGTGCAGGTACTACAGGATTCAGAGTTAATAATTCAACAGGTAATTATATTATTAAAAGCGTTAATAATTATAGGACTGATTTTGGATATGCAGGTGCAGGTAATAATGTTACAATTTTAGATACGGATATTAGTTCAGCATTTAGAGCAGGTTTACCATTAATTTCTCCAAGTTGGTATGCTGCATATTTTACTTGT